GTCGTGTCCGCGTGTCTTGCTTCGATGGGTGTGACTATAGCTGAGGCGATATTCAAGATCGGCGAGACGCAGAAGAACAGGGTGATATACCCGTACTCGTTCTATCAGACCGTGACGAAGTGCTTTCTACTGTCACACAGCTTGACCGACGTTAATTACCCGTTGGATGGCAATGTTGTGTGCAATAGGCGCTGGACGACATCGTACGGCATGGACGGCTGGGAGGAGATAGAGAGGCATCTGGCCATGGTTTCTCTGGCCAGTCCAGCCGCGGCCAGAGGGGTGGTTGAATCGGCGCCATGGGTGTTCGCCAGGATGAAGCATGCGACAGGGCGGGCGCCAGACGTCGCGACGCTAGGGAAGCAGACGAAGTACACAGTGCTGCTGGCGACGGATGTCGAGGCCTTTGATAAGCAAGTGGGGGCTTATTTTGCGGATGAGTTCTGGGGCAAGATTAGGCGTAACGTCCCGGCCTGGGAGTGGGAGCGCTTTTCTGCGTCACGCGAGGCGCGGAGGCTGTCAGGGCTGCTGTATGACAACGTTCCTTTCATAGAATACATATTGCCCATGGACAGAAAGAGGGCCTACTCTGCGATACCGGGCAGGAAACTGTCAGAATTCCTTGGCAATACGTGGAAGCTGCTCGCTTCCGCGGCGGGATTTGTGCTGAATCTGGCACTCTTGCTGTCGGGTACACCTGAAACGTCCAAAGTGGGCACCAGGGCCAATTACGTCATTGCTCAAGCGTGTGCTGAGGCTGTGTCGGCACTGCAACCTAGTAGTGTCGAGATGTTCGAGGTGAGGGGTGACGACCAGGTGGCCGCGATCGTCGCGGCTACTGCTGCGCAGGCGGTAGCGTTGGCGATGGTGTGGTATGTAATTTCTAGCGCGTTCCTGAAGCTGTCTCCGGAGAAGTCGCGGCTTTCACACGGCATCGACAGGTCGACTGAGTTCCTGCGAATTGACTATTCGCGCATAGGTGCGAGAGGCTATATGTTCAGGGCACTGGTCTGGATGAATGAGCAGCGTCCGCTGTCGACAGAAGA